ATCGAGGACGCGGGCTCTGAGGGCCTGCAGGTCCAGTACGCGTCCGGCGCCAGGCGCCGGCTCGACTCGGCCGCCCGGATGAATCTGATCACGTCCATCAACAAGGCGTCAGTGGAAATCAACCTGAGGCTCGGCGAGGAGCTCGGCTACGACGCCATCGAGCTGTCAGCGCACGCTGACTCAGCGCCTGACCACGAGCCCGTGCAGGGCCGCGTGTTCATGCGCGACGAATTTGACAAGATGCAGACCGGACAGGACTGCATGGACATAGACGGGCGGGTCTTCGCAGGCTTCCCTCGGCCTATCGGGGAGTGGAACTGCAGGCACCTGCCCTTTGCGTTCTCCACGCGCTTTTCCAAGCGCACCTGGACGGACGCGCAGCTCGACGATCTGGCCGCCCGGAACGCGGCGGGATGTATGATCGGCGGGCGCCACTACAGCGGATACGAGGCCATGTGCAGGATGCGCCGCCTTGAGACGGACATCCGTCGCATGAAGGACCGTGGCAAGGCCTGCGAGATCGCGGGCGACCCTGACGGCCAGAGGGCCTGCCAGAGGCGCATCAACGCCCTGGAGGTCAGGTATTCGCAGACCTGCGCCGCCGCAGGAAGGAAGCCCAGCTGGAGACGCGCGGAGGTCTCGGGCTACCACAGAGTAAAAGTATGATACCGGCCTAGTGCCGTTTTCATAAGTCGCCGCCGCGGAGGCGTAAAACCCGCGGAGCCAAAGCAGTTTATCTTCGGGAGCCGAACCCGTAAAAGGCGTATTGATAAAAAGCTAGGAGGAACAAAGACCATGAAGAGATCAGAGCTTGAGGCCCTCGGCCTCAGCAAGGAGCAGATGGACGCCGTCATGAAGGCATACGGCGCAGACATCGAGGCCGCCAAAGCGGAGACAGCAGGGCTGAAGAGCCAGGTCGCGGACCTTACCGGACAGATCGGCAAGCGCGACGCGGACCTTAAGGACCTGCGGACACAGCTCGAGGCGGCACAGACAGACGCGACCCGTCTGGCTGACGTGACCAAGCAGCTCGGCGACCTGCGTACACAGTACGACGCCGAAACAGCCGCGTACCAGAAGAAGCTGAAGGACCAGGCCTTCGACCACGCGCTCGACAGAGCGACAGGATCCATCAGTTTTTCGTCTAAGGCGGCACGCGCCCAGTTCCTCGCGGACGTACGCGCGAAAGGCCTCTCCATGGAAGGGGAGCAGATCCTCGGATTTGACGACTACGTCAAGACCTATCGGGAGTCCGACCCGGGAGCTTTTGCACCGGAAGCACCGGAGCCCCAGCCCGGACCTGCGCCCAGCAACATCGTACCAGTAGCCCCGAAGAGCACACAGCCCGAGGCTACGGCATCACCTTTTCAGTTTCACTTCACCCCGGTCCATAAGGCGGTGAAGTAAGAAAGGAGCCTATAAGCATGGCAACAATGAACGCACTTAACTATGCTTCTCAGTACGCCCAGGCCCTTGCCAATGCGTACCCTAACGTCCTGCGCTTCGGCGCTCTGTACGCCACACCCAACAACGGTCGCTACAGAATGGGCGAAGATGGCAAGACCATCTACATCCCCCGCATCAGGACCTCCGGCCGTGTCGACGCTGATCGTGACAGCATCGGCTTCGCTACCCGGAACTACGACAACTCCTGGGAGCCCAAGACCCTGAGCTTCCAGAGAAAGTGGTCCACCCTTGTACATCCGAAGGACATCGACCAGACCAACATGGTCGCGTCCATCGTGAACATCACCAACACCTTCAACGAGACTCAGAAGTTTCCTGAGATCGACGCCTTCACCGTCTCCCGTCTGTACACCCTGTGGTCCACCACTGACACTGCAGACGCTGAGAAGACCGCGATGGTCGCCAACACCGAAGCCCTGAGCGCAGCCACCGTTCTCGACATCTTCGATAAGCTGATGCTGAACATGGACAACGCTCTGGTGCCCGCTACCGGCAGGATCCTGTACTGCACATATGAAGTACAGAAGATGATCAACGCCGCTTCCCAGATCTCCAGGGAGCGCGATGTCACCGGCGGCCGCTCCGCTCTGAACAGCATCGTCACCAGGATCGATGAGGTCGAGATCGTGCCCGTCCCCAAGACCCTGATGAAGACAGCTTACACCTTCACCGAGGGCTTCGCTCCCGCTGATGGCGCCGGCCAGATCGACATGTTCCTGGTCCATCCGGACGCAGTCATCACCCCCGTGTCTTATGAGTTCGCTCAGCTCGACGCTCCCAGCGCCGTGACCGAGGGCAAGTACATCTACTTCGAAGAGTCCTATCAGGATGCCTTCATCCTGAACAAGCGGCAGGATGCTCTGCAGTTCCACGTGACTGCTCAGGGCTGATAACCAACCAGAAAGGACGGTCCCATGTACCTGACTTATGACGAGTATGAGGGCTACGGCGGCAAGGCCGTGGCCGAAGAGGGCTTCGCGATCGCGGAGTTCAAGGCGCGGTCGCGTATCGACCGCATGACATACGGCAGGGTTAAGGCCATGGCGGCCGTCCCCGAGGAGGTCAAGCTCCTCATGGTATCGCTTATTAACACCGACGCCTCGGTGGGCGTCGAGGCGCAGGCCACGGACCCTGTCGTGACGTCCTTCACAACGGACGGCTATACAGAGACGCATGCCAACGCGCTGACGACGTCCACGGCCTCCTCGGCCATGGACAAACTGATCTGGGGGTCCCTCCACGGGGTCACCGACGATCGGGGCGTCCCTCTGCTGTACAGGGGGTGCGAGGCATGATGCAGGAAGTCAATGATGTCGTGACCGTCATCAACAGCCTGCGGGACGACGAAGAGGGCTTCGACCGGTACTACGGCACGGTCCTCTCCGGCGTCCACTGGTTCAGGACGACGAAGACGTCCATCGGCTCCTCCGGCAACGGGGGCAGGTCAGGATCGGCGGGCGAGCTCATGGCGGCGGACGTCGTGTACGTCCGGGTGCCTGTCGAGGCCGTCGAGGCCGCGGGCAAGGAGCTCGTGTGGAAGGGGTCCTTCACGGATCCCGACACGCAGTTCACTCTCCACCCGGGCGACCTGGTCGTCCTGGGCTCTGTCGAGGTGGCTGAGGGCCTTGTCCCCGGCGACCTCATGAAGGGCCCAGACGCCGTCACGGTCCTGTCGGTCACGGACAGCTCACGGGCGCGGCACGCGCCGCACTACAAGGTGGTGGGACAGTAATGTTCGATACTGACATCGAGATGCCCGACTATGACGAGCTCATAGAACGGTACGGCATGGGCGACCATGGCAGGGTGCAGAGCGCTATCGACTACCACGTCCTCAAGTTCTGCGACCCCTACCTGCCCTACGACACGGGCGCGCTGAGAGATTCAGGCTACCTGAATACGGACGTCGGGTCCGGCGAGGTGGTCTGGATGCCCATCGGAGACAGCCCGGGCGTCGTGAGCGGGCCCAGCTATGCCCACTACATGTACTACGGCCTGGTCTATGGCCCGAACATCCCGATAGAGTTCGCCGCGGATGGCACGCCCATAGCGTGGCGGTCCCCTAAGGGCAAGCCGAAGCACCCGACCGGCAAGCACCTGACATATGACGTCGGGCACAATCCGATGGCCGGGAGCTTTTGGTTCGAGCGGATGAAGGCCGACCGGCTGCAGGACATCATCGAGATCGCAGAAAAGGCGGCAAAAAATGAGTGATACCGGAACACTAAGCAACACCATGGCGGTCAGAGCATGGCTCAGGACCTGCCCGGAAGTCATAAAGGCGAACGCCTTCAGGGTCGATTACCTGGAGGAGCAGGGCGTCTCGTACGCGCTGTACAGCGTCCCGTCGGCCATCAGGTACCGGGAGAACATCCTGGGCGAGATGGTCATGCTCGACGAGCAGACGCAGAACTTTGTCTTCGCCGCGAAAGAGCACTACGGGGCCGACATCCAGCAGAACCTGAAGAACCTCGCTTTCTTTGAACGGGTCGTCGCCTGGATCTACGAGCAGAACGCCGCCCTGAACTTCCCGGAATGGGAAGGCGGGGAGGTCAAGTCGGTAGTGGCCACCCTGACGGGCTACCCTGTCAGGGCAGGCGCTGAGGCCGCCAAGTACCAGATACAGATACAAGTCAAATACAGGAGGACATGACCATGGCAATCACAGGCAAGATCGCCCGTAAGTATATGGCCCATTTCATCGACGCGTCCTTTGGCGGCTCTACCGCTAATTGGTACCGCATCGGTAAGGATCTCGAAGAGTACAACGTCGAGATGA